GTATTTTCCGGGGAGACGGCGGACGTGCGATTCACGGTCGTATCGACGTTCGGAACATTTCGCGAGGGGGTGACGCTCCGTGTATGAAGCCCAGACGTTTGAGGCGATCTTGCAGCGGATGTTGAGCCGGGTGACGGACAATGTGGACAAGCGTCCCGGCAGCGTGATCTATGATGCTCTGGCGCCGGCGGCAGCCGAACTTGCGCAGCTGTATGCTGAGCTGGACATCAACTACAATTTGTCGTTCGCCGATACGGCGAGCGGCGATTATTTGACCCGGCGCGCAGCCGAGTTTGGCGTTCAGCGCAAGCCGGCGGTGAAGGCAAGGCGGGAAGGCCGTTTCTACGGCGAAGGCGACGCGCCGATCGATGTGCCGCTTGGCAGCCGGTTCGGCATCAGCGGTCTGTTTTATACGGTGGTCAGCAAGCTCGGTGCGGGAATTTACGCGCTGGAGTGCGAGACAGCCGGAGCGGCCGGGAACCAGCCCTACGGCGCGCTGCTGCCGGTCGATTATGTTGCCGGTCTGGTGCGGGCTGAACTGGCGACGGTCATTGTGCCGGGAGAGGAAGAAGAGGACGACGAGTCGCTCCGGCAGCGATATTACGCGGCCGTCAATGAACCGCCGTTCGGCGGGAATGTCGCGGATTACAAGCAGAAGATCGGCGCGATCGAAGGGGTCGGCGGCGTGAAGGTGTTTCCGGCCTGGCAGGGCGGCGGGACGGTGAAATGCACGATTATCGCCTCCGACTACAGTGCCCCGGCCGGCGCATTGGTGGCTGCGGTGCAGGAGGAGATTGACCCGCCCGGACGCAGCGGGCAGGGAAGCGGGCTGGCCCCGATCGGCCACCGGGTGACCATTGCCGGGGTGCAGCCGGTGACCGTCCATGTGGCGACAACCGTGACGCTGGCGGGCGGTGTGAGTGTCGGGCAGGTGCAGGAGCCGATCGAGGAGGCCGCCCGGGCCTATCTGCTCGGGCTTCGCAAAGCTTGGGCGGGAGAGTCGCAGTTAATTGTCCGCATAGCGCAGATCGAGGCGGCTATCCTCACCGTGCCGGGCGTCATCGACGTGACCGGGACGACATTGAACGGCTCGGCGGCGAATGTGACGCTGGATGCGGAAGAGATTCCGGTGCTCGGGACGGTGGTTGTCAATGCGTGAGGTTGGGCGGATTTTGGGGTATTTGCCGGAGTTTTATCACCGGATCAAGGATTTTGTGGAGCTGGACAAGACGGAAAGCGCCGAGTTGGTCGATCTAACGGCTGCGGTTCAGCGGCTGTTGGACGACCAGTTCGTGACGACGTCGAGTCTGGGGGCATTGAAACGCCGGGAGCGCATGCTGGGCATTCAGGCAGACTCGTCCGTCGAGACCGTCGCCTTCCGGCGAAACCGCATCATCAACCGTTACTCCACGAAGCCGCCTTTTACGCTGCGTTATTTGCAGGAGCAGTTGGATCGGTTGGTCGGGCCCGGGCGGACGGTTGCGGATATTGACGTGCAAAATTTCCTGCTCACCATTACAACAGCGATCGACGATGCCGAGATTTTCCGGGAAGTCGAGCATACCGTCAAGGTGATCATTCCGGCCAACATCGTGTATCAGCAGAATACGGCGCTGCAAGATGACATTGAGCTGGTCGAGTCAATCGCTGTGCAGGACGTCACCTGGAATTACAAGTTGGACGGCTCGTGGCAGCTCGGCGCCGCGCCATTCGCAACTTTGGGACCGGAGGTGCCCGTGAAATGATTGATACTGCGTTTTTGCAGGACGTGGCTGAATACGTTGACAGCCGCGTCGCGAAAGTGGTGCTGAATGGGACATATGTTATCACGGATTTCGAAGTCAAGCAGGTTGCGGACAATGTGCTGGCGATGAAATATCTCATCCCTGCCGCGGATGTGTCGCTGGTCACGTCGATCGAGCTCAAGGATGAGGTGGACAATGTGATCAGCTCGAACATCGTCAATATTCCGATTGCGGCGGATCACCTTATGATCCAATCGATTACGGTAAAGGAAGGTGATCAATAATGGCGAAGACGGATTGGCGGATGGGAGACACGGTACTGCCCGAGGATTTGAACCAGATCGGGCAGGAGATTAATTCGGCACAAGAAAAGGCAGATTCAGCATTGCCCGCGTCGCAATATACTGCCGCGGATATTTTGGAGAAGATCAAGACGGTCGATGGGGCGGGCAGCGGTTTGGACGCAGACCTGTTCCAAGGTATGGACTCGAGCCGGTTTATCTTCGGAGATCTGCAATATGGGACTGTCAACTACGCAGGTGATCTCAACAATATCACAAAAAGTGGATTTTATTACGCGACCGGAGGACATACAAATAGTCCTACAGGAACGAATGGGTTTTTGATTCATACAAATGGGCCGGCGAACGCAGACTACGCTTTTCAGATATTTCAAATTCATGCACAGGACAGAGCTTTTTTTCGTAGGAAAAGCGCAGGTACATGGTCGCAATGGACTGAAATTGCGAAAACGACCGATTTTCATGCGTATCTGCCAACGACTGGCGGCATCATGACAGGGGGGATTCTTTTCAACATAAATGAGAAACACGTATCAGATCTCCCGGAGACATACCCTCTAGGGTTCACCATGATGCGACTTTCTAATGGCAGCGCTAATGGATGGCCGTGCAACTTAGGTACGGTCGTATCGTTTATCCAAAGCACCGGATCCGGCAATCGGCTGTTCCAGATCGTCGTTGAGAAAAACACGAATAAAATGTGGTTTCGGAACGTCAACCAAGGCGGAACAGCATGGAATGATTTTGAGATGATTTGGAACAGCGGAACTGATGGTGCCGGAAGCGGACTTGATGCAGATATGGTTGATGGATTGCATGCAAGTAGTTTTGCATTAAAAAATGCACAAAATGAATTTACTGCAAACCAAATATTTAGCGGAGATTATCCTATCATCATGAAAGGGCAAGCAAGTGATACGGCTGGAAAACGTAATTTCCGCTGGGATATTAGTGGGGATGAGTTGCGTCTTCAATCTCTTGATGACAACCTCACTTATGTACGCGGGCCAATTTCAATAAAACATGATGGGCCCACAACATTTAACGCAAATGTTTTTGTTGGTGGAGATTTATATGTAGACGGATCTGATGCAATAATCCGGGGTAATGGCAATAGAAATCTGTATTTTAGAAATCTTTCTGATAATATTAACCGTGCTGTTGTATGGTACGACCCAACTAACGATTTTTTAGGCTTTCGTTTGTATAATGCAAGCGGTTCAGCCGTCAACACGTTTAGACAGTATTCTGATCGTACAGTATTCGAAAAAAAGATACTTGTAGGATCAAATGAAGTATATCACGCCGGAAACCTTGCAAGCGACCGTACCCGTAAAATAACGATTTCCCAAAACGCGCCGTCCGGCGGTTCGGACGGCGATATTTGGATTCAATATTAATTTCCGGGTCAGTGTGATCGAACAATGCCGATACAGGTGAGAATGGGCGGTGCGTGGCGGACACCAACCGAATATTCGGTCAAGATGAACGGTGCTTGGGGAAAGGCGAGAGGCGTTTATGTAAGAGCAGGTGGACAATGGAGGACATTGTACCAAAGGAATATACAAGCAGAGCAAGGAACGATGGGGGATGGTGTTTCAACTTATCAGGAATATCCGGACTATGTCCAACTTTACGCACGAAGTGTGAGTGGCAGCGGCGCTAGGGCGACTATGGTTCTTGGTGACAGGGTAGATTTAACTAACGTAAAAACTATCAAATACAGAATCCAGAGCGATACATCTAGTCCAGGTGCACAAAATGATGTAATTCTAACCATCTCAAACAGTAAGACGGGTACTTTGAATAATGCGGTAAAATCGTTCTACACACCGCAGGAATATCAGAACTGGACAATGTTGAATCTGAACGTACAAGACGTTTCAGGGTGGTTTTATATTAGAATACACGCATCTGCAAATCAATACACGGATATTACACGTGTTGTTCGTGTCAATGAAATTTGGCTCGTTCTAAGCGATAACAGTGAGGTGCTCTTGTGGAACGCGACGATGGGATGAGAAAGGAGGATGAGCATGGCTTATTTGGAGTATGACAAGTCAACCGGTTTAGTTGTGGTTATCCACGAAACCGAAGTGGAGCCGGCCGAAGGGCGAGGTGTGGTTGAGCTTGAAATATACAAGCCGGGCGACGAGTTCGAATGGTCGATTTATATCAACGAAAACGAGAGAGGAGAGTACAGCTCTCACTCGGCTGTCCGTAATAATCCTTATGCAACTCGGCTGCTTAGGGAAAACGAGGAATTGAAGGCCGAAAATGCTCTCCTTGCATTTGAACTTGCTCAAACACAGGTACGTCTCGATCAAGCTGAGCAGGAGCAAGCGACTTTGCTTCTGACGCTTGTGCAGGAAGGGGTGATTTGAATCATGGACTGGTTCACAATCGTGAAACGGCACTACGATGCCGGCAGGTACAGTGTTGAACAAGTCACTGTATTCGTTGTCGCCGGTAAAATCACGCCGATGCAATATCAAACCATCACGGGATCGGAATATCCAGATTCCGCCGAATAAGCAGAGCCTAAAACATGAAAGGGGTTATCCCACATGCAAGGGCTGGAATCACGATCATGGCGGCCATATCGGCCGCCGTTGCCATTTCCGGACTCGTGCTTGGTTAGCTCGCGTTCGCTGTTGTGGGATAGGATACAGCCACAGAGACATTTAGAGACAATGATCATAGCAAAGGAGGGGGCCAGATGGCTAAGATTGACTGGCAACTGGGGGATACGGTTCGGCCAGAAGATTTAAATTTGATGGGGCAGGAGATAAATGACAACGCAGAAGTTATTGCAGGCCATAAATCCGCTGCGGTGCTTGACCATCCTGACGGGTCGGTGACTACGGAGAAATTGGCCGACGGAGCAGTCACGGCGGCAAAGGTTGCGGCGGATGTGGCGAAGACTGCTGACCTTGCTTCTCATCTCAATGCCACCAACGGTGTGCACGGTGCTACATCTGCCGCCACGGCAAACCGTATTATTCAGCGCGATTCGGCCGGTCGGGCGAAAGTCGCCGCGCCGGCTGCGGCGGATGATATTGCGAGGAAAGATACGGTTGACGCGGTGCAAGCCAACCTGACCAATCATATCGCGGATTATGTGCGCCAGCCGGGATACGCGGCGGCTTCCGGTTCGGCAAACACCTACGCAGTTTCGCTTTCCCCAGCTCCTACCGCATATGTCGAGGGGATGGCGATTGCGGTCAAAATCAACGTCAATAACACGGGTGCCAGCACGATCAACGTAAACGGCCTCGGTGCGAAGGCGATCAAGAAACCGAACGGTAATGATGTTTCTGCCGGAAATCTAAAAGCAGGCAGTATATACACGCTCCGGTACAACGGTACAAATTTTATCTTACAGGGTGAAGGGGGGGCTGGTACGGCGCAGCCCGCTAATGTTTTGTCCGGCATGACATTTATGAATGATATTGGGGAACAGGTCGGCACCATGCCAAATCGCGGCAATATTAACCAAACACTCACCAATCAGGGACAAGTATATACAATTCCTGCCGGGTACCACGAAGGAAGCGGAAAAGTCACCGCAAACATTACAAATCTATCAGCCGGAAATATTAAAGCAGGCGCTACGGTAGGTGGAGTTGCTGGTACGTTCAGCAGCGATGGAAATGCCACGGCCGCACAAATTCTGACCGGACGGATCGCTTATGTGAACGGCGCCAAGGTTACCGGCACCATGCCCAACCGCACCGGACATGTAACGGGACAATCGGTCAGCCGAAGCGGCACCACGATCCGCATTCGCCCGCAAGCGGGCTATTACCCGGGGGATAGCGGCAACAGCGTGCAGATATCCGATTCCAATTTTATTGCGGCAAACATCGTGAGCGGAAAAACCATCTTTGGGCTTGCGGGAACTTTTAGCGTAATTACCACCATCAACTATCCCCCGTGGACTTGGGGGCCGTACGAGTACACTTACTTCCCGGGCGGTGGTTACGTTGCCAATCCTACGATGGACCTTAATACACCACTTAACAATTGCAAAGGGTTGCGGGTTTATTTTTTAGTAACGGAAGGTACGGGATGGTTGGGACCTTACAATGTGCGCTACCATGATGGTACTCAATGGAATACGGTCGGACAAATCAACGTTGAAACATTAAACACCCAATTTTTCTGGGAAGGGACCTTCGACCGGGAGGTACGGATAACGAGGATCCACATCCAACCCACAAGGTATTCATCCACCAATACCTTGTTTTATTCCGACATTATCTTTATCAAACGTTATAACGTCTAAGCTAGGGTGGTGGAAGTATTGGGCGAGATAAAATTTCCGAATGTCAGCGGGGTTATTGTCGAATCCATTTCTGTAGATCCTGCCATGTTAGACCCGTCGAAGAGATCCTATGGCTATTCGGGGATTATTATGGATATGTCAAATGGACCAAAACAGAGCCTAAACCAATCGGTAGAAGAAGAATATCCGGGCTCTGCCGACTAAGCAGAGCCCGCTTCAGTCAGGAGGCGATCCACATGGACGGACTCACCATCACGGCGGCCATCTCGGCCGCCGCTGCCATTTCCGGGATCGTGCTCGGTTGGCTCGGAAGGTCGCGGTCCGTAAGACAGGATACGGCCACCGAAGCTTCGAAAGACGCCCGCTTGCAGGCCGATATCGAGTTTATCAAACGCGGGGTGGACGACCTGCGGATTGAACAGCGGGCGCAGGGCAAGCGGTTTGACGATCTCACCGAGCGCGTGACAAGGGTCGAAGAGAGCGCGAAGCAGGCGCATAAACGTTTGGATCGATTGGAGGCCGAATAATGAACGATCAACTGTTCACCTGGGAAGCGCTCTCCGCAATGGGGGGCGCTTCGCTTTTGACCTACTTCGTTGTGCAATATACGAAGAGCTACATCGACCGTTTCGCGGCCCGTTGGCTGCCGACGGATCTGTATGCCGTCTTCGTCGCCAGCGCGATCCTCATCACCGCGCAGCTCGCGCTCGGCGCCAACCCAGCCGACTGGCGCGTGTACATGCTCGCCATCGCGAACGGCTTCCTTGTCGCGGCAACCGCCGGCCAGATGCAGCGGAAAGCGGTCGAACCGCCTGGTCAACCGGAGCAGCCGGCAGGCAAGGGTAGTGATGGCGCATGAGCGCGGCCGCATTCATCGCACAGATCGCGCCAATTGCCGTCCAGCTCCGCATCGAAGGCTCGCCGATCTTCCCGTCGGTCCGGATCGCGCAGTCGGGGCTGGAGACCGGCTGGAAGATCCCGCCCTGGAACAACCTCGGCGGCTACAAGGTCGGCAGCGGCAAGCTCACGCCGTACTGGCGCGGCAAGATCGTCACCAAAGGCACATGGGAAGTGTACGACGGCAAGCGCGTGGACGCGACGGCTGCGTTCCGGGCGTATGACAGCGTGGAGGATTTTTTCCGCGATCAAGATCTGCTGTTCGAAAACAAAAGATACACCGGTGTCCGAACGGCACAATCTCCGGAGGAGCAGGCGGACATGCTGCAGGCGTGCGGATATGCAACGGACCCGCAGTACGCGCAGAAACTCAGAAATATCATCGCCGCGCATAATCTGAAGCGCTATGACACCGAAGCGGAGGTGCAGAAGCAAATGATCGGGGAGCTGAAAAAGCAGATCGAGCAACTGACAGCCGAACAGGCGCAACTGCGGCAGCGTCTTGAGACACTCGAAAGCCGGGCGCGCGTGGATGTGCCGGCGTGGGCGAGAGAGGCGGTGGATGCAGCCGTGAAAGCCGGCATTGTCGATACGCCGGAAGGCGGAAGCCTCGACTTTTACCGAATGCTGACGGTTATGCACCGCACAGGACATATCGGAAATAACTGACATTGATAAACGAACTATTGTTCGTGTATAATAAAACCAAACACCTGTTCGGTTGGTGATCCGCATGCACAAATATGTGGGCCGGCGCATCGAGATCATATACATCGCCGCCGACGGCAAGCTGTCGCAGCGCACCATCCATGTGCTCAGCGTACAGAGCGGCATCGTGCGGGCGTTCTGCATGACCACCGGTGCGCCGCGGACATTCCGGATCGACAACATTTTGGCCGTGCAGCCGGCGGCGAGGCCGGCCTGATCTTTCCTGTCACAACCTGCTCATCCCCCTTTCTTCTCTCCCGTTAATCCTGGCTGCCTTCCTGAAATAAACCCGAAAGCCCGAACGCCAGGCGCATAATCGCTCCTCTCCGACACCATCCTATGGAATGCCAACACCATGTCAGGAAGGGGCAGGAAGGCAGATGGCAGGTACCTGGAGAAGAGGGCAAGGAAGAGGCGCGCTGGCGCTGTTGCTTATTCTTTTGCTCATATCGGCCTCAGTGGCCGGATGCGGCGAACGGCAAAACGCGAATCATGACGGGAGCCAGCAAGCGAACACCCCGGGCCAAAAGGGGACAGGCCGTCAATCCGCCCTGGAGGAAAACAACGCCGAATATCTTCTGGAACTCGGCCGGGCGATTGTTCCGTTCGAGAAGTTGGACGGCCAAACCTACGCCGACGCCGAGAAGATGGCCGGCTTGATCGGTTTTCATACGGAGTATTCGGAAGACGGCAAATCGCTGCTCATCGGCGACCACGATGTGGTCATGACGATCACGGATCAATCCCGTGAAGTGGTGAAAGAAGAGCGCACCCTGACGATGAGCAAACCGGCCAGACTCATGGACGGCCGCATGCTGGTGCCTTCGAACGAATTGAAGAAGCTGTTCGGGGATGAAGCGGTTTTCACGGTGGACGCGGTGCAGGCGGCGATTTTCCCGAAGCCGCAGCGGGAAGACACGGCTGCATCGCAAGATTTCGCCGACGACCCGGCTGTCCGCGCGGAGGGCCGAAAGGCGCATGCCCCCGTGGACAGCGCATGGCGATGGCGACGNCTCCTCGCCAGCCGGTGCCGAGCTGATCAAGGAAGCGAAACGTTATCTTGGCGTGAACGTACCAGTTCGGCGCNGCGCATTATCGCCACGTCGAAGCGTTTCGACTGCTCGTCGTTCGTCCAGTACCTTTTCGCGAAACAGGGGGTCGACATGCCCCGGACGGCCCGGGCGCAGGCACGCTTGGNGAAAGAGGTGGCCCGGGACAAGCTGCGCCAGGGGGATCTGCTCTACTTCTATGTCCCCGGACGGTTCAAGAACGACACGACGGTCGGCCACGTCGGCATCTACATCGGCAACCAGCAAATGATCCACTCCAGCCCGCTGCCGCAGGACGGCGTACAGATCACGAACATCAACAAGGAGTACTGGAAAGAAACGTTCCTGTTTGCGAAACGCATCTCATAA